ACTAACGAATTCACTACTCCGTATGACAATTTTGATCAATTTTAATTAAATTACCCCATATCCTCTAAAAAAGGGGATATGGGTTCTTTTTATAATAAGGAAAATAAAAATGTTTGATAATATCTTATTCTTAGCTATGGAAGATACTGGTGCTTTCATTATGATTCAGTTTATTACAGCAGTATTTGGCGCTGTAGTAGTTATTAATATTAAGAATATTTTTAAGAGAAGGGGTAAGATAATTAGCCCTAGTTTATTATTCACAATAGCTGCGCTTATTCAGATACTTTCTACGTATTTCTTAGGAGCTTTTGTAGGTAGTCAATCTAAGTGGATGCTAGAGCAAAAACAGGTCATTTGTAAGTCTATAGCTAATTCTCAATTTGATGCCAAAAATAGATACTGCTTTATAGATATAACTGTAGATGGTAAACCTGCTAAGGCTCGTCTTGAAAATTACTTCATGGAGAAGAATAATGCTGAATAACTCAGAATACTTATTTACACATAACTCTACTACATCATTCATGTGTATAGTTCTAGCCATCTTAGTACTAGGGATAGTAGCTTTGTTTTTATCTCTCTGTAATATTAAGAAACCGGCATTTGTCCTCCCAATTCTTTCTTTAGCATTCATCTTACCGCTTTTAGGTTCATCCTCTCTATTCGGCAGATTAGAACGAATCACAAATGATCTCCATAAAAAGATCTGCCTAGAAATCTACCCCTCATCCGTATACGATGACCTAGAGAAAACCTGCTACATCAGAACCATTTCCAAATCTGGTAAACCAATTGAAATCCCTATTGAAGAGCCTTCATTCAAGGTTATCGATATAAACGATTTCATAATTAAGGATAAATAATCATGTTAAAAGACATACTGAGAACTATTGGAAGCGTACTATTAAAATTCTTAGTATGTCTCTCCTTTCTTATTCTTTTCTTAATTGCCGTATATATGTGGTAATAAGAGATTATCATACAATAGAGGTAACAAATGGACTTTCTAGAATATTATAATGAAGTAATGAATATGGATGTATTCGATTATGCCTTGAGCACCCCGTTTAGAGCAGTAAAATTTATATTGAGCCTGATAGGGATATTCTTAGTTGTTAACTACCTAATTAATGGGATTTTTCAACGTGTTTTCAAAAGGTCGATACAGAACAATAATACCGTGATATTTTTATCACTCTGCCTTAGTTGGACTCTAACATATACAGTGATGAAGAATGATAGAGATACCCTCGTAGAAATACTAGTGGGATGTTCACATATACCTAACGCTGAATTCATTAAACCATTAGCAATGTGTACATTCCCTGTAGAAACTGATTCAGGTACAATAAAAGTCAGTGTAGATAAGAGTTATAACTTTATCCTCCCAATGGGAATGGAGAGATAGCTAATGAAAATAGAAAAAGTATGGGTAGATGACTTAAGAGATCCAAATAACTTTGTAAGTGACAAAAATTATCTGGATTATCTTATTTGGGTGAAGACGTATAGTGTATCTATTGACGTTATAAATGCCCATGAGAGTACTATCACTACAATTCACCTTGATAATGACTTAGGTGAAGAGAAAGAAGGTAGGCATGTATTTAATCATATAGAGGAACTACTTCATGAGGGTAAGTTAGGTTCTCTTAAGACAATTATTATTCATAGTAGTAATTATGGAGCTGTAGACCTTATGATGTCAGCCAAAGATATCATAAAGGAGAAATACGGTATAACTCTTACTAAACGGACATATACTATCTAATGAAAACAATAAAGGCTGAGTATTATTCTAAATCTTACTATGATAACATGGATAAGGTTGAATATAGATATGAAATAGCTTGGAACGGGAAACCTTTAATTCATATGGGTGATATACTAAATGGATTAAAAGAAGAAATATCAGTAAATATTTATATGCAGACATCCAATGACTGTCCACCTATAATACCCCCTATAATTGGATTTACTTTGGAGTTTATGTAGAATGCATTTATTAAAGGTATTTTATCAACATGGAGATCAAATCCAGTTATTAGATGATAAACAACGTAGATTTAATCGAATTTGGATGGAATTCTATGTTCCGTATAAGTCTGAAATGGTTTTTACAGAATCTATCAGTCTTTTTGATGTAATGATAGAGCGTAAATTAAATGCTTATCCTCATCCGCTGAGCATTCCTAAAGTAACTTTTAATCTGTTATCTCCTTGGTGTAAGGGTTCTGTCATATAATGGAGTGATAGTGAAATCAATAAGAATAAATAAAGGCGTGGAAGGTATTAATATTGAGTTATTATTTAAAGCTGATACTGAAAGTTTAGCCAATATAAAAGCTTTCTCTACGATCAATTCTATTAACCCATTTGAAAAAGTCAATACAATGAGTTTTTTCTATGGATATTTTGATCGAATATTTATAAGATCACATGAGTTTGATAGAGAGTACTCATGAAAATAATAAAAATGGCCGAGGATAGTAAATCCGCTAGATTATACTATTTAAAAGATTTTATGGGATTAGCTGAAAGATTAGCATTCTCTGACTTTAACCATTATCAATTAATTCCTCAAGGGAGACCAATTCATTTATTTACTACTGTTAATGGTAAAACTATAATAGGATATAAGTATGAAAACTTGGAAGTACCCAAAAAATAGCGTAGTTAAAGGTTTTCCAACAGATTTAACTGAATTTGATAACAAAAAGTTACAAATGACTCTTTATTTTGGTATATTCATGGAATCCTATGGTGAAATAAGTAGAGATTTAAATGATAATGGTGATTTACCACTATTTATCCGTAGAAATGTTCCTCCAATGAATAGTATAGGTATTCAACTCAGAGAATATTGTTTATGGAGACCTATTAAGCTATGAAAATTGTAAGATATAATTATAGAAATAAACTTCTATATCCAGAATTAAATCTTACCGTAAATATATGGATTGCAATAACTAGGGATTTTGAAGTCAATACCCATTTTACTTTTAAAGAAGATGTCCATCTTTATATAAAGCGTAGTTCTCTTCCAACTAAAATAAATCGTTTAACGCTTTCCTTATTCAGCGCATGGAGACCAAGAGGTGAAGATATTCTCTTTAGAGACCGTATTAAATAGAAAGAAACCTATACGTGAAAGTGTGAAATTTAAAGTGATAACGGAGATATATTATATCATTAGAGAAGAAGATCCTGATTATCTCCCATATTATTGGACTGGGCACGAGCTGATACCAGATCATATATCCTGTAAATTATGGTATAGAGTAAATATGTATGAGAATAGTAAGGTTTGAAATAACTCATAGTCTTTCTTCAGTGAGGCATAACCGATATAATCATATTTATTATTCATTATTATCTATAATTCAAAGAGCTAATTCAGAATTAAGTATAGATTTCAATAATACTTTGGTAAGTAAGGATAAATGGATACCGCTTTCTAATTTATCATTTGAATTATACGCATATAAACTAATTTGAGAACTAAAATGATCATTTATCGAGTTGAGTTAGGGTTTTCTCTATTAGAATATCATTCTGACGGTACATATTATGCCCATAAAAACTTAGGGCCATATACTGGTCGTTGGGTAACAAGTAAGCTATTAGGATATGAAGTTAATCTTAATGGTACTAATTTAATCAATGCACCTGAACCAGAGAATGATAATCTACTAGGGTGTAATCATCGTCAATTCGGGTTCAAAGATCTACGTGGTTTAGGTAATTGGTTCCATAGCTGTTGGCGTAGTATGGAGAAATGCGGGTATCATATCGGCGTATATGAATGTCCAGATAAGTACGTTAAAGAAGGTGGTAAACAGGTGGCGTTTTATTTAGATAAAGCCACTCCAATACAATCTATTTCGTTTAAGGAGTTTATTCGAGAAAGGATGTATTTTATGAAGGATTTAAGTGAAATTAAGACCGTTTCTACTGAAAAATCCTTAAAAAATGATCGAGATTTAATGTCAATTGCGTTTAACTGATAAAGGGTATAAAAATAATGACTACTGCTAAGAAAACTAAAAAAGAGAAAGACAATTTCCTGAATACTATTACTAAATGTGGTACCGGAGAGCGGCGTCCTTTCTTTGGTAGTATTGAATTAGCTATGTTTGAGAAACTTCATAATAAAATTATGAAGACTAAGCTCGAACTCTGTTTTGAGTATGATAAGCTTAAAAATAAGTTTATTGCCGATATTCATGATAGCAGTCAGGAACATCTTACTAAGCTTTTCAGGATGATCAAGGAAGCTAAATATTTAGCTTCAATCTACCAGGAAATGTATAACCAAGATCCTAAATATTTCCATTCCTTCCAGTTCTTTAAAAATGAAGAATTGGAGGCGTGGATGAATAAACGTCTTAATGATATTAATGAAATTAATGATAATTATCATTTTGATGAAGTTGAAGGTAAGCTTTTCGTACGTATGTCGTTATCAAATGAAAAATATAGTGTAAGTAAAGAAAATATTGTATTTTTCAATAAATCCGTACCAGAAGGTGAAGAGAGTACCGAAACTTCTATTACATTCTCTATTGGTGAAAACTTTGAATTAACTACCACTACTAATATTGCGCGTATGGCAAATACTCTTTACCGTACGGTTTATGCGTTAAATCCACACAAGTTAGAAATGTGTGATGCTACCCCTATTGATCATGCCAAGCTTAATATTGATTTTAAGAATCCAATTAATAATAAGCTCGTAATTGAATTAGAAAACTAATCTTTCAAAAGGGAGTAATTTTACTCCCTTTATCTTATATTAATAAGGAATAAAAAGTGGAAAAGACTTGTAAAAAATTATTGTCTTACTCATTAGCGAAATCTTCTCGTAATGGTTTGTCATTTACCTATAATGGTGAAAAATTTGTATCTTCCGAAGACTCGTTATCTGAAAATCAACCAGAAGAAATGTCATATTATCGTTTCTTTGAATATCTTCGCCGTTACATGGATTTGAATATTGACATGTTTGAAGAACATGAATTGTTAGTACAAAATATTACTAATAAAATCATCAAACATATCCATTTTGATGCAGATCTATATCATTATCATAAAGATCACTTGATTTTTGCCATTCGCCATAATGCTTATCATTCATATTTAGATGCTAGTGTTACTGATAACAGAACTACTAGTATTGCATCTACAAGCGCTTTCTTTGATAAAGAAGGTATTACTATTAATGATAAGCTATTCCTGGAAAACTTTATGTTTGCCCACAATGTCAATGAACTGCGTATGAATTTGGTGGTTCAAGATATTGAGAATGAACCAGTAATTATCATGACTATTAAACCGTATAATTATGGTTTGCTTAGTGATGAAGAATCAAGCATGTCAGATGAAGAATTAGAAATTCCTATGCCGCTTAAAAAGTAAAGGTGTAAAATAATGAGTGAATATTCCGGTTGTTTTACTTGGTCAGATTTGGATAAGAAACATAAGCTTAAATTGATTAGTAAAAAGTTTCTTGAAAAATACCCTTATCTATCTAAAAAAGTTTGCATTGGAGACGCATTCACAATTATCAAAATGGGAGGACAGGAAGACTCTTCCTATGGCAATTCAATGTGGGCACACATTAAACACAATCATCTAGGTATTGAAATTATGATTACTCGTGATGATTCTGATTTCTTCTATCATAAATACAGTCGATAAGTTGTAATAAACTCCCTATACCCTCTTTATGAAGGTATAGGGAATTATTTTTTTTTTATGAAAGTTGTCTTACTCTACCAAACTCAAACTCTCTTTCTTCGATATAATCAGAAGATTCAGAGAAATATGCGGTTAGTACTTGCTCGGCAAAACCTACTACTTGACCATCAAGTTCCATGTTATTTCTCATAGCACGAACTCTTTTAGCCGCATCTTTAAAATCTTTACCATAGAAGTTGATACCAAATTTCTTACCATCTTCATCAAAATATTCAGCTGCAAAGAGATGCCATTCTTCATTTTCTACCACTACTGTAGTAGGATTAGCTCTAGCATTGGTAACTTTTACGTCGGTCATATTAAACCTTACTTAGTTTTTGCTAATTTAGCCTTAGCTTTACCAAGGAACTCGTTATTGAGTTGAGTAGTGATAGTAATAATAGCCTGATTATAGTTCTTAATATCAGCTGCATCACCACTAGTATTAGCGATACGTTTTAAACCACCTGCAGCTTTAATCCATTTTTCCAGTTTAGCTACTAAACCCTCCAGAGAAGGTTTATCGTCTGCTGCATCAAGCATGCCCTGAAGTTTATCAGTATGCATTTTCTTAAATAGTTCTTTCTTCTCACTATCAGGGAAGTTAGAAATACCTAAAGAATGCATAGCTTTTCTAAAAGTAAAAGTGCTATTAGTTTTAAAATTACCCTTAGCTTCAGCCCAACCAACACCTTCCAATAGCTGGCATACTAATTCATTATTACCCATGATTTTCATCCGAATTGATTAAATTTCTATGAAAATGTTCACTAGAACAGCTAAATAGTATAAAAGGAGTAAACCCATGACATATAAAACTGTAATTTTTGGTGAGTACCATACAGTTGAAGATAGAAACCGTATAGAAGAAGAAATTATACGCTTGTCTAAGATAAGGAAAATTGACTTTATTCTTAGTGAAGAATTAGGGCCACATAAGTACTTTTCTACTAGTGATCTTAATGATGGCATCTCTCGTCAAATGTATAGTATTTCAGACCGTACCTTTAAACTAGCTAAGCTTTTACACACTCCGGCAATAGGTATAGATTTATGGTCTAAATCTGTTTATAAAGATAATAAGGTTGATCCAAAAACTGGTGAATTTCTGGATGCGGTAAGAAGCTTCAAGATTAGAGAAAAGTATATGCTGAAAATTATACTAGAATACTCTAAAAAAGGAAATTGTGTAGTTTTAGTAGGAGACAGTCATTTAAGGACTTCTCAAACTACTGTATTGGGAGAACCGTCTATCATAACCAAAACTTTACATGGAAATCCTAATTTCGTTATAAATCGATCACCATTAAAAGAAGTCGAATAAAATACCCCTATAGAGTAGATTCTCTATAGGGGTTCTTTTTTACTTATTTAATATCTTCAATATGATCAAAAATATCAAACTCTTTACCTTGTACTGACAAGTCATGGAAAGACTTCATCGAAAGGTTCATAATACGAGCTGAAATACGAGATACATGTAGGCCAATGTTTTTTACACCTAAACGATAGAACATATCGCCTAAACAGTGGTGGCAATAGTGTTTATTCTGACATAGTAGAGGTGTACGCATCTTAACCGTCTTACCAACATACTTTTCTAGTAATGCAGGAGTTAAACATACTAATTCATTTTTATCGTAGATGTAACGGTAGCGATATTCACGCTTATTGTCACCAGTAAGCTCCACGTTAATGGTTTTAGTAGTTCCGCAATCACTATCAGGTTTATCGGCAATAATACCACTAAATGCGGCGTTAAACAGCTTGGTTAAATAACCACCTTTTTGGGTATCAACTGCACGTCCGGCAGCACCTAATACTGCTAGGTCAGCATGAGGGGCAATATCTTCTTTAGCTACACCATCCATAAGGTTAGAAGTAACGATACTGAAGGATGTAGGGTCATCAGATTTAGGGGCAATTCCACGGAAAATGGAGTTTACTTTAAAGTTGTTATTCCATGAACCGTTAAATCCACTATCATAGATCATTTTACCCGTAGCACCTATTTCTTCTAGGTCTTTTTTGGCAAAATCAATCATTTCATTCTCTAGCTTACCAAATGCCATTACATCATTACTTTCAATAACCTCACGGTTATCTTTAAGCATCTGATCACGTTTTTTCTTAACTTTCTCAGAAGGATGAATTGTTTTGATATCCAAGCTAGGGATAGAATAAATAGCAGTAGTATAGCCCATCCATTGCATTCTATCAATGAAATCCTTGACAATATCAGATAAAATATATTTATCTACATATGCATCAGAGATAACACGGTTTAATCCACCAATTACACCAGCAGTAGTAGGTTTATTGATATACTCTAGAATAGTCGCTAAATGAGAATTCTCAATGCCGTTAATTGTACCTTTTGCAGAGCCAATAAAAACGTTAAAAACGATTCTACCAGCATTGGTTTCGGTACCTACAATATCTTTCCAGTTTTTAAACTTTCTAAGAATTGAATCAGCGGGAACTAAGGAATCTTCAATTTTGATACGAGTACGACTATCCATTAGAGGTTTATTTGTGGCTGCATCAACCGCAAATACATTCAGGAGAAAACTTTTAGTAATATCTTCTTCAGTAATCCCTAAAATTGTCTTTTCTGGATCATTTATATCAAACATTTTCTATGTTCCGAAGAAAAAGAAATAAATACGCCTATGACCGTAAAGATCATAGGCGCAGGACTTTATTTTCTATCAGTGATCCAATGAAAGTACTTCTTAGTATTAATCGTCGTCAGAATCTCCACCACCTACGGGGAGAAATGAGTCAAACCATGAGATAAGATTTTTATTTTCATTGGAGGAGATAGAGTTATTCATTCTTATTAGCCTGAGTTGGTGCTTGGTAATAAGAACAGATTGATCTACAACGAGACCGCATTAAAATAATATATCTTTGAAGATTATGCGTATACGTAGTATTCGACAATCAGACCCTTACCAGTTTCTGCTGATAGAGGTTCTGTTTCAAAGGTAATACGGGAGAAGATTTTAATGTCGTTATAAGTATTATCTGAAGGTACTACTGCGGAGAATAGGCCAAGTTCAGAAATACGTGAACCACGGGCATCTTTCTCGTTAATAGTCAGAGTGGCTTTAACGTAGTAGTCATCTTTAACTGTATCAGTAATCAATTCAACCTTAGTGAAGGTTTTCTTCATATACTGAGTATCGGAACCATTAACCTTAGTATCAGTATAGAAGTTAGCATCTTCTGAAGGCATAGGGTTAGCAGTGTTAGCAATACGGAATGGTACTGCAGTGTTAAGCTGAGTATCTGCTGAAGTAGGAGTGATAGGGTTAAATGGATCAGATACAGGGGCACCGCCACTACCGATACCGAACAGACATACATAGCGGTTATGTAGAAGAGTTTCGTTCTCTGAGCTATAAGGAAGCTTAAACAGTTTACGCAGAGTGAATTCACGACCAGTCTGAACTACAAGGTTTCTTTTAACTTGCAAAATATTATTGGTGACAGGATCACGAATAACAATGAAGTTTTCACGGGCCTTATTAGCACGAATAGCATCTTGAATCAGCAATTTTTCATCGTGTGTCATGACACGCTGAGAATCAATTTCAAACATTGTTAAATTCCTATTTATGATATAGAACTAAAAGTTTGTTGAAGAAGATCTTAATCTTCACCAGTAACCGTTATTACGAAATTATCCTGCATTAGCATTTTAGATTTAACTGGTAATGAGGTAGAAGGTACTATTTTTTCTCCACCAAAGTCTGGTAAAGTATCTATATAAAAGTTACTTTTTGTTGATTTTATAACTTCTTTCAATACATTATATTCGTTAATAGAATAGTGTGAAAGTTTCTTTTTAAGTGTATCATTCAGTTTAACTTTACTAATACGCTTAATAAGGGCTGAGTAAGTTTGGAAATCTCTTAGCTTAGCATTTTTCTCATAGATATGATAAGTAGAAGTAGGTGTGAAGCTATCTCTAATATTTAAGACGTCTGTAGAAAAATCAGCATTATGGTAATATGTATTAATAACAGGATAATCTCTTACAAAAACAGTATCAAATTGATTAAAGTAGGAATTGGCTACTTTAATCTGATCGTACATATTGAATTCAATACTATCTTTTACAGAAATTGTACCATAACGAATTAATTTATCACAGATTTTGACTCTATCAAAGAGATTAAACCACTTATTACTATAGATGAAATCCTTGAACTTCTTACCTTTAGGGATATGATCCCTAAGAGGTAGCACACTTATATTACGGAATTTATCTTTGATATAAATTCTTTCTTTATAAGTAAAGTCGGCATTAAATACCTGCTTATCTTTGAAGTAAATCCAATCTGTAGTAACCTGCTTACCTAAATAAGTAAATATCTTACCTATATCATGTAAGTGTACTTTATCATAATAATGGAAATTCCCTAAGAATACATATCTATCCCAAGTAGCACCAGTAACATGGTCTTCAATTGGAAAAATACTATCCATAGATTCCACACCATCGAATATACGACCATCTAGTTCTTCCTTGAGAACCATAAAGAAACTAAGTTCTCTAAGAGTTACAGTAAATGATTTAAATACTTCAATTACGTCTCTCAAGTAACTAGATAAGATATCTACCGATGTAGAACCAAAGAATAAATCCATATCGTCTAGATATGATTTTACTACATCAGTTACATAGGTAATTTCACGTTCTATTTCAATTTGTCTTTCTTCTGGATCTTCTATATCGCGGATTTTCTTAATGAAATTATACATGTCAATATTACGACTAAGTATGTAATCTGTATAAGTTTCCGCTTTATTGAAGAGTGAATAGTTGAGTTTTTGAGTAAATCTTGCATAGTAAATCTGTTTTAACTGTTTATAGCGTTTATAATCAGTTTCAGCATGTAAAGCTGTTTTAAGATTACCATGAATACCTATATTATAATCAAATATTTCTAAAGTTTTTTCCTTATCAAAGGTTGTTTCTTTAGTCATATCTCTTACAGGATATAGGTTAGGATCTACTGGTTTAGTATTTACTATTTCAGTAGGATATGTAATTGTACCACTTCTATCTTTAAACTGGTAGATGGAAACAATATTTTCCAAGTCATACTCAATAGTATCCACTACACCTTGATAATCAAGAGTAAGAATTTGTAAAAGAACAAGAGTATCTTCTAAGCTAATGGGGTCTAATGAAATCTTAGATGCAGTAAAAGTCATAAATTCTTTATTACTATAACTCTCACGAATTTTTCGTAATAAGTTTAGTAGATAAACTGTATTTAGGCCTTCTTTAGCTAACTCGAATCCAGATTCAATGGAAAAGTACTTAGATTGGACGTAATCGAAATCATACCTAGCTATTTCAGTATTAGTCGTCCTCCAAGTATCATCCCCTAAAGTTACATCCGCAATTGTGTTATCATTGTATGCATCAGCTTTAATAGCTTTAGATAAAGAGTTGATACGAATATTATGAGAGATAAAGCGAGGGTTATTGATGATAGTATTTGTACCATCAGTTTCCTTACGAGTTTCATCTCTTACTAAATAATATTTAAAGATATTAATATTATCAAAGTTAAAAATATCAAGAATATTGATAATAACTTTATCAGTACCTTTATTTCGTATAAGAGAGTTGATATTTTTAGCAATTTTCTGTTTATACTGTAAGGGTACTGACTTAAAATAACTGATACCGAATGATAGAATAAAATCATCAATCATTGATTCATTCATCATATCTATATCATAAGGATATTTTAACCATTGATCTATGTAATTAATTAATGCCATTACGTTTATTGACATTAAACAGAAGTTTCTATAATTCTCTTCCGTTTCCATAGATTTAGCATAGTTAGTGGCATAGAAGTACGTTAAGCACTTTTTATATACTGGTGAGTACTGATTAAGATATGGGTATGTGGTTTCCATATCTGCATCAGTATAAATAATATCTAAATCTTTAGCTCTGCGGCTAGTATAATACGGTATCCGATATTTATCAAATAGCTCTTTATAATATGTATTAGATTCTACATAATCATTGATGATCTGTTGCCTTTCAGCATCAGTTTTATCATCCATTTTCAAATATGCGGCTAGATACTCGGAAGAAGCTTTCATAGAAGCTTCTGTTTCCTTTGAATCTGCCAATAATTCATCTTTAAATACCATCTTTGTAATATATTGAACTAGATTTTCAATATACTCAAGGGTATTATCATTTATTTTCATTAGTAGAACCCTTCTCTAACTCCGTAGACATTCCGTCATAAATTTTAAATGTCGAACCTAAAGCTTTATAGCATCCAATGTGTCCAGCCTGAAG